CACGACTTTTTACCGACTCGTAAATGCTCATCAGCGCAGCGTCCCGTTCAATCATGTCACCACCTCTCGACCTGACGCCCGAATGTTAATCGACGATGCTGTGCCGGCCAGCGTGGACACAAACCCTCCTGAAATGATTACCTGCCCCACAATTTCAGGAAAAGTATACACCTCGCCGGGTTGCAACACTTTAGCCTTGGTAATCAAGTTCTGGTTGCCCGCCGTGTCGCCCGATGTAACAATATTGACGCTCAGGGTTGCCGCAACCAAGCTGTAGTTCGTGGCCGTGAATTTGTCAATAATTGCGGTCACGTTTGATGCAGAATATTGTTTCGTTTGCGCGGCTTCAACGGTCTTGGACGGAATCAATACTTTTACGGTGATCGTCATTCTTTATACCTCATACTGCCCGGTGAATATTATCTGCGACCCGTTGCCAAAAGTGGCAGAAGACCCTATTGACGCAGCCGCCACAGTCAGGTTGTACATCGTCACGGTATTAGTTCCCGGCGCAATCCTTCCGGCAATAAACACCACACCCGTCGCCAGTGAAGCAAAGTAGCTGACCGACGCGCCGCCGTAATAAGTAGATCCGCTGCTAGGCAGACCACCAAGCACCACCGCTGTCGTGCTGCCATCACCAATCAGATTGATAGTCAGTTCGCACTGGAAAAACACCTTTCGGCCTATCTTGGTGTACGTTCCTTGTTGCGTCGTGTAGGTCGTTGTGGTTGCACCCGACAATGTAGGAGTAAACGTCCCTTCCAGATAATCGTCCAAGGTGCGCGTATTGCTTACAGGAACCGCCACAATGGGGAACGTAAGCCCGTTGATCTCGGGTGAGGACGACCCTACAGCCGCGCCAGTGAATCGCCCTGTGGCCGGCGTGGTGACGCCCACGGTGCCATCAATATTGATTGCCGCCGTGGACACCCACGCTGGTGCGCTTGCAGCGCCACTAATCAGCACCTGGCCGGCAGTACCGGCAGCAGTAACAGACAGTCCAGACCCGTCGCCATAGGTGGCCCCGCCCGCAGTGGGTGGCGTGTCCAGATTCAGCGAGCCAAGGGTGCCAATCGGGAGTTGCGGTGGCCCAATCTGCAAATCGTCCAGACTGACTTGATTCCCTCCGCTGCCGGTCAGGACAAACAGATTAAGAAAGAACCGATACCACTCCCGCGCCATCAACCCGGTACGATCGTCGATAAACGGCACTCGGGGGGCCGGGATGCTGGTGATATTGACTGTGGCCATCAGGAACCCGTTGGCGTGACAAACAACTCAGCGCCCATGATGGCAATCTTGACTGGCGCAGTACCGGACACCTCGTAAATTCGTGAGCGGATCTTCTCGGTCATGCCCAGACGCCGCCAGAAGGCGCGAGTACCATACGCCCCAATCTTGCCCATCGAAGTCCAATGCTCGTTTGACCAAGTGTGCCCGGAGTCATCCGACCAGCGCAGCATGACTTGGGGGTCGTAGCCGGGTGATGCCGGATAAGTCGTCGTGGACAGAAAATACCCGTTGTAGTCCACATCCGGTTCGACTTGCGTTACCAGCAAGTCGCCGGCTTCCGTGGTCAACTGGTTTCCTCCTTGCGTGAACAGATAGCCTTGGGTGAACTCAGCCAGGATAATGTCGCCCGCCTCAGTCGTTAATGCGTCCTGAGTTGTGCCTTCCGGGTAATCATTCAACCCAACGCCTGTTTCTGCGTCCAGTTGCAATGAATGGTGCGCCGATCGTTTCAGGTTGTTCTGTCCTGTGTTTAGCGCCTGCCACGACCTGAGCCACTTTTGATCCTGCCCGTTGTCGGTGTACACCTCCAGATCGAATGCGTACAGGTTGCCGTTCTCGTAATCGCCCACCACAATTTCGTTGTTGAACGACATCTGACAGTTGCTACGATGCCGCACGAAGTTGCCGTTCTTGAACCCCGCCCGTTCATGCCATACCTGCGCCGAAACGTCATAGACCCATGTGGTATCGGCTGACGGGAATATCAGCACATAGAACGGGTGACCGTCCTGCTGGTAAGTGTAACCAATGGCATCCGACAAATTGCCGTAAGTCTGGATAGCGTATTCAACCGCATTGGTGGATATTCTGGCCGGCGTGTAGCCATTGGCTCGATAGACGATGCCCGAACCGCGAGCATCTGACCCTAGCCAAAACACGCTGTTGTCCAGCTTGGCTACTGAATACGCCGCAGCGCAGCCCACTTCCATGAACGCGCCTTGAATCCGCGCCATCGGGAAGTCAGCGTTGCCCGCGTCATACCAGACCTCGACGCTGTTATTGCCGAACAGGAATATCTCGCGGTGGTCGATTATCAGCGCAACGATGTTGTCCGGGTAACCTTCCGCGCTGGCGAAGTCAAGCGGATCCACCGAGGTGCCATCCAGCAGGCTTGTCACCCAGAATAGCTGCGAGTCGGGTTGATTGAATACAAAGTACCCGTCAAGGTATCCGACCGACCCGGCACCGGCAAAGTCGGGGTCTGTGATCTGGGCAAATACGCCAGTGGTGATGTTGTAGATGTAACCATCAGGGTTGCAGGCAATGAATATCTGCGTCCCATTGTCGGACATGCTGACCGGGCCAGTCCCGGAGATTGTGCCAATAAACGAGGAAGTCCAACTGGTCGTTAACTTGTACAGTCCTGAGCCGGACGCGATGTATGCAACGCCATTGGTTACCCATTGGCCCCTGATCGGCCCGGTGCCTACCGTTGCCAGCAGGCGCAAGCCTGGGCAGCGTTGCAGGTAACCCGCTTCCTTGCCTCCACTGCCATCGGGCACCACTTCAGCAAACAGATTAACCATGCGGTTATCAGCCGCATTGATTGATCGGGCAACGTAGCTTCCGCCAAGGATGGGAGTTTTCAAAGAGAGTCCTGATAAACCCACGCGGGGTTGTCATCAATCCAAATATCAGCAACTAGGTGTTTCATTTTCGCTTGTCTGCTGGTGTAGATTACTTCTACTCCATCCACATTTATAGCTTCATTGGGTGTTCGTAAAGTGACAATCTTTACTTCGTGAAGCCGCGCTTTCGCCGCTACGATAAAACCGTCCCATAGCACCGTGTCGGCGGTGTAAGTTTTATCGTAATCTAAAGCTATTATCACGCTGTAACAGCTTTGATTACCGCAAACGCAATCACAATAGCTTCTGAAAGCGATCCGGTCGTGATGTTTCGCACAACAATGGATGCCGACCCCGCCGCCGATTGCGCCGTGAGCAAGTACGATCCGGCAGTCCCGCCGCTGATGTGGTTCATCACCAGAATGTCGCCAGACTCAATAACCGTGTTGGTCAGGGTGAACGAAACCGTAGTGTCTGCCGCCAGCGCAGCCGCATTCAGCGTGATCTGCCCGGTTGATTTGCTCAACGTGACCGCGGTGGCCTTGCTGGTGTTTTGGGTAACTGTCCCACCCGCGCCGGTTGCGTAGCCTTGCTTTCCTGTGCCGCTGATGACTTGATTGCCCGTGGTGCTCAGGCTTGTCCCGGTGGCTGCGCCAAGCACCGGCGTCACCATCACCATCGAGGTGCTAAGACACGCGCTGATGTTGCCACTTGTTACGGTGCCAAGTACCGGAGACACCATCACCATCGAGGTGCTGGTACAAGCACTAATATTGCCGCTTGCCACCACTCCCAATGCCGGAGTAACAAATGTTGGGCTGGTGAATAGGTTGGTAACCGACAACTGCTTGGTTGTCGTGGTGGTGGCCTGCACGATCGGCAGCACATCACCGCCGGCCTGCGAGGTCGCTACGGGGAGAGAAGATATTGCGATGTTGGCCATGTTAAAAATTCCCAGAAAACACGTTAAACCGCTGACGCGTTGCGATGATCGCGTAAGGCATACTCATCACATCGTCGGGATTATTGATGCGCTTGATGTTGCGTTTTGACGACATGGCAATCCGCTGCACTTGGGGCGGTGGCTCAACGCCAAACTCTGCCGCAATCTCAGCCGCCAGGTTGAACCTAAATGCCCGCAGATACCCCGGAGGCACAACTAAGGTAGTCGCCAAGGTTGCAGGCTCGACCAATTCCACAACGCTGATAAAGTGCCATTGCAACGCTTTTGATGGCACCGGATAGATTGTCATATCTATGTTCGGTATTGCCATGTTCACAAACATGACCTGCGGGTAAGTGCTGGTGACTGTTTTCACCGCAATGCCGTTGTACTGCTGCTGATTTATCAGTTTGATACCAAAACTGATGTTGTTACTAGGGTCTAAAAAGTAAGTCGAGTCATCCACTTGAACAGGACGATTGCCGACAAAATTACCTGTTGGCCCCAGTGAGCGAGTTGCGATATTGGCCGGCCAGGTGAACACCTGATCTTGCGTTGTGAAGACCGACAGCCGTTCCGTTGACCAACTGTCCAGCATCTGGTTCATCGCGGTCAAGGCATCGTTTGATGTCGCCGCAGACGGGGTTTCACCTTCAGCCAGTTGGCCGATCAGACGCAAAGCACCGTTGATCTGGTCGCCCGCCGATGTGGTCATGCTGCCATCTCCTTACGCGGTCGCCCGCGAGGTTTTGCTAGTTCGTTGACCGATACAACAGGCGTTAGCAGAGCGCCGGCATCGTAGCGTTTCCACCCGTTTTGTTCGTCGGCTTCCGCTTCAGCCTCTGCAATAGCGACCTTGCTGCCATGGATTGGGTGCCGCAGGTAGATTACCATTGTTGATCCTCAAAAACCGCCCTGCGGATTTTACACCCGCAGGGCGTTGTTGCTTAGGCTATCCGATACACTGAGTATGCAGCGGTGCCGGTTTTGCGGAACAAGAACTGCGCCGCTCCGCCCACACCCGCCGCACTGCCGGTGATAGCAACCAAAAGGTTACCGACCGAAGTAATGCCAGTGCCAACTACAAACGTAAGGATACCGCTTGAAGTTCCCAAATTGACCACGTTCAACAGAAAACAGCTATTCGTTTTCATGTTGGTCATTGTTGCGTCAATCAAAGTCGCCGTAGGCAGCGTGTACGACGCCGCCGAGGTAGACGGATCGCACACCAAAAGCCCACCAGTGACTTGAGCAACAGACAGCGTTGCGGTTGCAGTTGCCGTTTGCGGCGCTGCTTGAGTTTCCATTACCTGTTCGCTTTGGTTGCCATCGGTGTACTGATAACCACCACCAACTGAAGGAAGTGCCATAATTTAATGCTCCTGAAAGGTTAGATTGCCCCCGCTGTTAAGCGGGAGCGGTTTGATTAGCCCCAGATCCGGCAAGCCATCGGTGCGCGAATGGTTGAGTACCCGTACAACACATCAACCCGGCAAGGCATCCGGTCGTTGTTGATGTCGTACTGGCGCACAATCCGCATCGAGATGCCGTTGTGAACTTGGCGGGATGCCATATCAACCCCTTGCGGCAACAGCAGGTCAGCGGTGGCCAGCGTTATCGCATTCTTGTGATAAACCAAGTTTTGCGGGTACACAGTTGACCCAGTCCCCAAAAACGTCAGCACAGCTGAGGAAACAGGAAACGCATCGACCGTCGCCAAGGCATTTGTCGCCGTGTACATGGCTGGCGAGAATGCAATAGTCGCAGAGGTGCTGGTCAAGGTCTGGTCTGCGGTCACTACGAACTGTTGCAAGCTGCCGGTGGATTGGCGCGTTTGCGGGTTCACACTGTAGACGCTGGCAATGGTGAATACATCGCCTTGCTTGATCGTCTTGGTTCCGCTGGTGTAGGTAATATCCAGCGTCGTAGCACCTTGCGTCGAAGGAACGCTAGACGCGCAAATAGGCGCTACCGGCAGGCTTCCGGTCGTGTGGCTGACAATGGACTGCGACATGTTGACTTCATCGTAGCCCAACACGTTCGAGCCCATCATGCCGGACTTGAACTGGCTCGAAATCGTGCCGGTCGGGTTGAAAAAGCCTTTCATGCC